GACTAGAACGATGTTGGAATTTGACATTGGAAAGGATTTGATGATTAAGAGGGGTTTGTAATATATATCTCTCAATTTCATTGAGATATATATTACTAAACCTCTCTAAAGGTTGGGGTTGAATTAGGCTTGGCGAAGTTCCTCCTTCATACGTAGGTAGGCTTCACGGGGCGTCTCACCTTCGAGGATGACCAACTTGCCGCACGTTTGACGTGAAGGGCGTGTGGAATTGGTGGGTTGAGCCACAATCTCTGAACGAAGGTAAGTCGCGGAGACGTGGCTACGTACCTGGCGGACGTCTGTCCACTCGGTCTTGGTCATACGCTTGGCACGGCGTGCCTTCTGTGCAAGTGTCTGCATAGGATTGAATTGAATTGTTACTGACTCCCCGAAGGGAGTTTCGGCTACTGAAGCCTCGTCAGAGTAACTGCGTGGGGTGTTAGCCCTTGTTGATGAACTCAATCAACTGAGCCTTGGTCATCTTGCTGATGTTCTTTGGCTTTGACTTGGTTGTCTTAGCCTTGGGGACCACCACTTCCAAGGCTTCAACCTCGGCAGTCAACTGAGCCAACAGCTTGAGAGCCAAAGCTTTCTTCTCTTTGGTAGTGTAGTACTTTGCCTTGTTCACTGCTGACTTGGTAGCTGCCATCAAGGATTGGGGGTTGGAGGATTTTGCCATCATATAAGGATTAAGATGTTGTAAAGAAATAAAAGAAGATTCGTAAACGAATCATCTTCTTTTATTTCTAACAACTTCTAAGGGGTCGGAGTCTGGGGTCAAGGATGAGTACTACCAGTAGTACTCATATAGGAGGGAGGGAGTTGTCCTCGGGCCGCTTATAGCCGACGACTCGAAACGTAAACTCACCGCATATACCTGCACATGTACGGTTACTTAACGTGGGGTAACGTAACTTGCTGTTGCACAACGCTGTACAAAACGCTGAAAGTTTGTAGACTACCGCACACATACACGGTAGATAAGTGTCATAAGCGCGTTCCGTGCAGGCCTGCGCAGCGTGCGCATATATATATAATCCCCAAGCTCTCTATTTCTCAAAAAATTTTCAGCCCAAATTTTTTTTCAGGCCGTTTTGCGCTCTTTTTTCTGCGGTTGCCCGATTCTTCTCCGATCAGGCTAGTTAGTATAATCCTTATGATAACTAATCACTTACACATCACCACTTGAAGCATCTATTTACTATTGCTTTTGCAGTTTTTCTTGGTTAACTTCGCTATAATTAGAAACAATCCTAGCAAGATTTTACTATTCGTGTTGTTTTTAGTGTATTTGTAGAATCAATTGCTGGTATTTGTTTTTATTGGTTCTCAAAGAATAGCTGTATTTACTTTCTTGAGCACATAATCATCATTATACTGAATTATATTGGTGATTACGGGGGCTGCCGATAGCTTAGTCCCATGAAAACAGTATCATTTTTATTATCAATCCTTTTGGTGGGGTGCGTCGCAGTACCTACTAAGGTTTACACCCATCCAGAGAGGTACAATTGCGACATTATCATCCCTACAGTGTGGGATGGGTCTAATCCTGTAGAATACTTTGAGCACAGGATAGTAGTTGGGCAAACATATCGCGACTACCTAGGCATGGAGTATGCCTTAGTAGCCACAGATCAGGACTCAGTGTTTTTGTTACGGACACCAGTCCCTCGCCCGTAACTTTTTATAGGACATAACGTATCCAAGGTATGTGGTCAACATACATAATGGATCTCTTGCTTCTTTTAGCAAACTACGGGGAGGCAGTTACTCCTGGTTCCCATGTTGCGTGTATAGATTTTAATGGTGATGGCTTTATTACCATGTATGACTTCCTTGAAATGTTGTCTCAACAACCTCCAATCAATAAGGAATGAAGAATACAGAGTACCATCAGATTGTAAAAGCCATTGTATCTAAGGACTTTAAATTCATTCACGTTGATGCAGGTATCAATGATAATGGAATACAAAGGATTGTTACTGAAACTAACGAAGAGGAAGTAGCTAGCTGTTACCTCTACCCTATCATTGATAAGATCGTTAGAAATGAGTTTAGAGATCTCCAAGAGATAGCACTAACCATTAAGATCACCTGGGTGTAGCTGATGTCTATGTGATTATGAAATAAAATGTACATTTGTAAAAAGATTTCATGTCACTTACAGTAACTATCCAAGAGGATTTAATCCTTAATGGCAATGATAAAAGCAATACAAATGTTGCTACATTTAGCTGCAATGAATTAGATCATCGCATTGTAAAAATAAAGAACGTCGAAAAAACCATTTTGCTTTTTGGTGCGGCAAATGAAGCTGGCACAATTGAACAGAACCATCTTACATACCTAAGGATTACAAACTTAGATAGTGATAACATCGTAACCCTTCGTATTCGTGATGCAGCTCAAGAGTTTATGGTATCAATAAGGGCTAGTGGATCTTTTATTTTAACGACAGATAAGCTAGATGCTGATGCTACAGGCAGTGAGGAGAGTATTGCTCTTTCTAATATTACTCAGATATCTGCACTAGGAAGTGATAGTGCTGGTGAAGTTCTTGAGATTTATGCTGCATCCTTCTTTACTTGATTATGAAGCTTGAAGTTATTCGATTTAACAAGGGTGTTGATGCTACTAACGGTATGCTCTTTGATGTTACAGCAGATAGAAAGTTTCTGTGCTATACGTTAGAAGACGAATCACGAGAAGAAAAGGTGTGGGGAGAGACATGTATTCCTAATGGCACCTATGAGATTAGATTTAGAACAGAGGGTGGATATCATAATAGATACTCTAATAGATTTGAGGATATCCATAAAGGAATGTTAGAGGTATGCGATGTGCCTAACTTTCAATACATCTTAATTCACTGTGGTAACACAGATGAAGACACAGCTGGTTGCCTGCTGGTGGGTGATACCCAAGAAAACAACAGTACTAAAACAGGTGGTTTTATTGGCAAATCCACACAAGCATACCAAAGGATTTACCCACCTATTGCTAAGGCATTAGATCAGGGAGAGGATGTAAGTATTGCATACAGAGATCTTACAGATTGCTTAATTCTTGATGGTGAAGACATTACTGATGCCGCCAGTCTATCTAGATTAGTCTTAGGTTCTTTCTAAGATTCTAAATCATTGTATACTCTTTGTACAAGTAGCCTAGCTCTTTGAGTAATAGCATACCTTACTCTGTAGTTGTACTTAGTTTCTTCTCTGAATATGTGGTCCTCAAATGTTTGTGAGGGTGTCAACTTGTCAAAATGTTTATATATATATCCAGCCCTAACCAAGGGGTAGATATATCTTTTACCTACATTTGATTCACTGACATTGAATCCTTTGCTTGCGTATTTAATAGTAAAGAACTGTAGATCGTAAGCCCACAATAAGAATTCTATTTTAGAAAAATCCATTCCAATAGCTTTGGAATGTTTTTGTTTGACGTGCTTAAGATTTTTGAGGTAGTTCTTACCAATGTAGTTACTGTCTTGTTTAGCGAAATCTCTAAATAAGATTTTTCTAGGTACCTTACTTCTAGGCATATTTATTAAATTTGTTTTAACGCAAACCTATGACATCTGATTTTGAATTTTTACTACACATGCAAAGACTAATGTTTGAAGCAGAAGCATTAGCCAAGCAATATGAGGTAGAAGACAGGTTTATTTCGATTATGTTTGCTGGATTAATTAATCCGATACCTGGTGACATGTCCAAGCTCAGCGCCATGTATAGTATTAATGTAGAAGACTTTAGTGAACTCATTGAAATACAAGAGTTTATCATTTGCCACTATCACAATGAGACTAAAGAAGAGCTCGATGATGATGAGTTAAATGATCTTCTAAATGGGCTTGATGTAGATTTAGAATAAAATGGACGGTGTAATTAGAAAAATTGTCATTGGGAAAGATCCCAAAGATGCTATGGCTTATTACTTAGGTATGCGTGCTGGAAGGGGTGAGGTCAGTGCAATCATACATGATGAAAATCATCTTCATAGATATGGTAAGAATAGATACCTTATCTATCTATTAGACGATGACTCACAAACTCTTTGGAAAAGCATTGACGATATGCCATGTATGTTAGAGTTTGATTGTAACTTTTGATATGGTTAGAACACAGCTATATACAACAGGTGGTCAGTTTAAAAGACCTGATGGATCAGAATACATCGGTGCTTATCATATTCATTTTAATAGTGGTGCAATGGTTGGTGGCTTTCATAAAGTAGAAGCTCACGACAGGCTTACACCTATGAATAGAAGCACTGAGATGTTTGTGAAATCAATTATGAAAGAACTTGTAGACGAAACATCAAATAGAATACAATCTGTTTCCTCATCTCCCAGAATGTCATCAGGAGGTGGGTCTTCAGGATCGGGCGGATATTAATTAAATACATTCAAATGAAAACCTTAGACTTATTTGTCGTAGAGTTAGAAAAACAAATCAAGGATACAATAACAACAAAAGAGGGATTAACACTATATGTTGACTCACGCTTTAATGAATTTGAGCATAGAGTAACTGAAGGTCCTGTTGTATCTGCTCCAATAAAACACAATACTGGAGTTGAAGTTGGAGATACCCTTTACTTCCATCACTTAGTTGTACTAAATGAAGGTCAAGCTTTAACTGGACAAGAGAATCATTATCTTGTTCGCTATAATCCAGAGCATACAATTAATAACCAAGCTATTGCTTACAAGAATAAGGATGGTGAAATAAAGCCCTTAGCTGGTTGGGCTTTGTTAGAAGCTGTTGAGCAAGAAGAATTAAAAACTAAATCAGATGTTATCGAAGTTATCGAACTTAAAAAGGCTTTACCAACAAAGGGTCGTGTCGCTTTTACGGCTCCTTGGATTGAGGAGATGGATTTAAATGTTGGTGATGTTGTAGGCTTTAAAGAGAATAGAGACTACAGACTTACTATTGATGGTAAGGAATATTATAGAACCCGTACTGAAGACCTTTTATATGTTGAGCATGAATAAAGAAGAACTAATGGAGGTGCTTGCAGAAGAAGAGTGCCTTACTGCTGACGGATTTGATGATGCTCTTGTTGGATGCAGCTATGGTGCAAACGTAGTTGCCGTATATGACATCAATAAAATGATTGGTGTTTTGGTAAACGAGGGTATGGATTGGGATGATGCTTTAGAGTATATTGAGTACAACGTCGTTGGATCTTACGTGGGAGAAAAAACACCCATTTATATTTCTCTTGATGAAGAAGTTTACGACGATTGAAGCTGCAAAGCGATTGATGTCATCAATGGAGATTGCTATCAATAACATGATTGATGAGATTAAGAAGCCTGTTGATCCAGAAATCAACGGTAGCGCACGTAAAGCAGAGCTACAGTCTATTAAACAGACGGCAACAGATTGCAAAGAACTACTTGTTGAAAGACAACGACTAGAACAAATGATCAAAGACCTTACGAACAATGGATCAATTGAGCAAGCCAAAGACTACAGCGGAGGATTCGCTGAAAGATTTTCAAAGTGATTGGAAAGAGATAGTCTGGGAAAAAAATAAAACAGACTATAAGTTTTGGGAAACATCGTGGAATGAAGATCACGATGAGTGATGCCTTTCAAAGACCCAGATAAGAGACGAGCCTACCAGAGAGAGTATCATAAAAGACACTATCTCAATAACCTTGATAAGTATAAAAACAAAGCAAAAAGATGGAATAGGTCTCAAAGACGATGGGCAAGAGAGTTTATATCTAGAGTAAAAAAATTAAGTCGATGTATTGATTGTGGTCAAACTGATATACGAGTATTAGACTTTGATCATGTAAGCGGAAAGAAAATAGGTAATGTATCAGATTTAGTAAATGGATCTTATTCAATAGAAAAAATTAAAGAAGAAATTAGAAAGTGTGAGGTTAGATGTTCTAACTGTCACAGAATTAAAACAATGGAACGCAGGAAAAAATGAAAATGCGAAAGCTAGAAATTAAAATAGAAAAGAAGCGTATTAAAAGAAAAGGAGTACACGCTAAGACTAAACAGTCTAAAAGCAAGAACTCTAAAAACTATTCTAAGAAATATGCTGGTCAAGGTAGATAACTATGACGAGCAAGCTATTAGCATTTGTCCCCAGGGTACGCAAGGTAAAAGTATTGAGATCGGTGGGCTACTCATTATTCTTCCCACTCAGCCTCCCAAAAAAGAAATTGCAGGATATGGAAAGCCAAACGGCATGCAGCTGTGGGAGAGGGTTTCTATGCCTCAGGAGTTGTCTAGGATTAAGTCTATGGATGAGTGGGGGGAGATGCCTAGGGAGTTTCGAGAAAAGTTTTCTGCGTATATCGAAGAGGAGTTTCGCCGTAGGCGTAACGGCTTTTGGTTTTTCAATAATGGTGAGCCTACATATATTACGGGTAGGCACTACATGATGCTTCAATGGACTAAGATGGATATTGGCTATCCGTCTTATCTTGCATTTCAACGTGAGATATTTATACACCTTGCTGCTTGCGAGTCGGACCCTCGTTGTATCGGTCAGCTATACACTAAGTGCCGTCGTTCTGGATACACTAATATCTGTTCTTCAATCCTCGTCGATGAAGCTACGCAGATTAAGGACAAACTACTCGGCATCCAATCGAAGACGGGTAAAGACGCGCAAGAAAACATCTTCATGAAGAAGGTGGTCTATATGTTTAGACACTATCCATTTTTCTTTAAACCTATACAAGACGGTACCACTAACCCTCGTATGGAGCTTGCCTTTAGAGAACCCTCTAAAAGGATTACTAAAAACAACAAGACGTCTCAAAAAGGTGAAGCCTTAAACACAGTTATTAATTGGAAGAATACTACCAACAACGCATACGATGGTGAGAAGCTACACATATTATATCTCGATGAGGCAGGCAAGTGGGAGAAGCCCACAGACATTAGAGATGCCTGGAGGATACAGCGCACATGTCTTATTGTAGGTAAAAAGATTGTAGGTAAAGCTCTGGTGGGAAGCACAGTAAATCCTATGTCTAAAGGAGGCAAAGAGTACAAGGCACTATGGGAAGATTCTAATCCTTTAGAAAGAAACAAGAACGGTAGAACTCGTAGTGGTCTATATCGTTTGTTTATTCCTGCATATGAGTCACTAGAAGGTTTCTTTGATGCCCATGGATATCCAGTAATTGAAGACCCTGATACTATAGTGTCTGGTCTTGATGGTGACTCTATTGATATTGGAGCAAAGACATATTTAAAAAATGAGAGATCATCACTAAAACACAATGCATCAGAGATGAACGAAGTAATTCGTCAGTTCCCATTTACATCTGATGAAGCCTTTCGAGATAGTATTGAAGGTAGTGTATTTAATATCGGCAAGATATATGAGCAGATAGAGCACAATGAAGAGCTATATCCTAACCCTGTAGTGGTGGGTAACTTTATATGGAAGGGCGGAGTTAAGGATACAGAGGTGGTATTTACTCCAGATCCTAACGGAAGATTTAAAATTTCATGGATGCCGCCTGTCGAGCTGCGAAATAAAAAAGCAACAGTTAAGGGTAAGCGGGTTGCTCCTAATGCTGAGATGGGTTGTGGTGGTGTTGACTCTTATGATTTAGATGCCACTGTTGATGGGCGTGGATCTAAGGGTGCCCTGCACTTATACAACAAGTTTCATATGGAACACCCATCAAATATGTTTGTATTAGAGTATGCTTCACGCCCACCTCTAGCAAAAATCTTTTATGAAGATGTATTGATGGCTGCATTCTTTTATGGGTACCCACTGTTAATTGAAAACAATAAGTACGGTATTGCAAGATACTTTGAATCAAGAGGTTATGATGGGTACTTAATGGATAGGCCTCAGCATCTTAAAACAAGTAGCGCAAAGGTTAAGGTGAAGACCAAAGGCATTCCGTCAAACTCTCAAGATATTATTCAGTCTCACGCTCATGCTATTGAATCATATATACATGATCATGTAGGCATTAACTATGAAACACTTGCTACTGGCAACATGTATTTTAATGATACCCTAGAAGATTGGATAGCATATAAGATAGATAACAGAACAAAGTTTGACTTAACAATAAGTTCAGGGCTTGCTCTTTTAGCTGCTCAAAAGGTGAAAAAGAAAAAGGTGCAATCATTTGATGAGCGTCGCTTTTTTAGACGATATAAGGTCATAGGGTAATTGCTTATATTTGTGCCATATACTCTTTTGTAAATGAAACAATATAGCGGTAAGAAGAACTTTCCTGATCCACTTGCTTCTCAAGAGCAGAAGGAGAGTAAGGCATATGGATTGAGATACGCTAAAGCTATTGAGTCTCAGTGGGGTAAAAGGTCGGATAGCAATTCTTTGTTTTCTAAACGATACGATTTATTTAAAAGAAACAAAGATTATGCTACAGGTGTGCAAGACACCAGCATTTATAAAAGACTATTAAATAATGTCGATCCAAATGCAGGAGACGGCAGTTTAATGAATCTTGACTTTACTCCAGTTCCTATTCTACCAAAGTTTGTACGGATTGTAGTAAATAAAATTTTGGGCAGAAATCTCTATCCTAATCTAGAAGCTATTGACCCTTTGTCTTCTTCTGAAAAGAATAGAGACAAAAAAAGAATTGAGATCCAGGTTGCTTTAAAAAAGCAGCTCATGGCATTTCAGGAAAAGACTGGCGCTACCATTGGTATGGACCCGTCCATGATTCCTGATACTGAAGCTGAGGCTGAAATTTTTATGGGGGAGAATGTAAAGAGTGATGCTGAGATTGCTGCACAGGTAGCAACTAACATGACTTTGTCCTGGAACAACTTCGATGATAATATATTTAGGCGTTGCGTTAATGATCTAGCAACCAATGGGATGGCTGTGGTTAAAAGATCTAATGATCCAAACCACGGAATCAAGACTCACTATGTCGATCCTAAAGATTTTATTCATAGCCAAACAGATGATCCAAGCTTTGAAGATATTACCTATGCTGGTCATGTTCGAAGCATGCCCATACAAGAGCTAAAGCGTATTGCTAGTGGTGAGTTAGAAGAGGAAGACTTTGAAAAGATTGCCAAGAAGGTTACTGGTAAGATGGGATCGGGTTATCAGTACGATCAAAAGATGGGTAGAAATGTCTATGACTACGATGAGTATTCAGTAGATGTTTTAGAGTTTGAGTTTCTTTCTACCGACTGTATGTTCTTTGAAGAGAAAGAAAACAGATTTGGTAACAGAAACTTCTTTTATCAAGGGTTTGACTACAAGGAAAAAGCAGGAAGTGTCTTTGAGCGAAAGCCTCACAAGATGGAGATTGTCAATGTATACAAAGGATACTTTGTTATAGGTACTGACTATTTGTTTGGGTATGGTAGAGCGCACAATGTGCCTAAGAATATCCATGACATTAGTAAAGCACGAATGTCTTATTCTGTAGTAGCAACTAATCTTACAGAGATGATGCCTAAGTCTATGGTATCTAGTTGCGTTGGGTTTGCAGATATGTTGCAGTTGACTCACCTTAAGATTCAACAAGCCATTGCTAAGGCTAAGCCAGATGGATTGATTATTGACATTGAGGGGCTTGAAAATGTACAGCTTGGAAAGGGTGGTGAGTTACAGCCACTAGACCTACATGATATCTACGAACAGACTGGCGTCTTTTATTACAGAAGTAAAAACCCAGAAGGTGGTTTTCAAAACCCACCCATTCGTGAGATCGGGAATAGTATTAGAAACATTAATGAACTTGTTGGGCTGTACAACCACTATCTAAGAATGATTCGTGATACCACAGGAATCAATGAAGTAGTAGATGCAAGCACACCAAAGTCTGAAGCCTTGGTAGGGGTGCGTGAGCAAGCTATTGCAGCATCTAATAATGCTACTTACGACATTACAAATGCATCAATGATTCTATACAAGAATGTATGCAATGATATTGTCAAGTGTTTGCAGATCCTTCCTGAAGAATCTGTTATTATGGAGGTTTATAAGAATGCGATTGGAGAAACCAATATGAGCATTCTCACCAGTTTTTCTAGGCTGCCTATGTACAACTTTGGTGTGCAGGTACAAAAAGATATGGACGATAAAGATCAAGCATATCTTGAACAAGCCATTCAAATTTCATTGGGTCAAAAAGAAATTGATCTAGAAGATGCTATGGCAATTAGAGAGTTGAAGGATGTCAATCAAGCTGAAAGATTGCTTGTTGTTCGCAGAAAGAAAAAGATTCAGCAGGCTCAAGCTATGGCTGCTCAACAGCAACAGATGCAAGCTCAGATGGCACAGCAATCACAAGCTATGCAGATGCAGATGGAAGGTCAGAAGCTACAGGCAGAAGCTCAGATTGAGGCTCAAAAGATGCAGCTCAAAGCTCAGCTTGATGCTCAGATGGCAGCTATGCGTCATGAGTTTAACAAAGAGATTGAAACCATTAGGGCTAAGGCAACGCTTGGTTTCAAAGAAACTGATGAAGAGTTTAGAGAAAAGATTGAAGTTCTTAAAGAGGATCGTAAGGATGAAAGAGTAGAAAAGCAAGCAGTAGAGCAATCAAAGCTTATCTCTCAAAGAAAGGGTCAGAGGACAGAGCTTCAAGAAAATGATGGCAATCCTATGAGAAATACATTAATGAATATGCAAGATGTCTAATTCAGTAAACTTAGATGTATCAGAGGTTCTTGATATTACTTGTCGTCAAGGAGATACCTTTGAACTTACCGTTACCCTTAAGGATTCTACTGGGACGGGATTGACTCTTGCTACCTCAAACTATGCGTTTGTTATGCAAGTGTGGGCTACGGGAAGAAAGTCTAGAAGTCCTTTGATTGCAACTACAGAGAGGGGATTAAAAGGTGGTAATCTAAATACACCAGAGCTTCCTGGTGCCGCATACTTTGAACCATTTGTTGTTGATGATAGTGGTAATGTAACAATCAAAGCCACTGCAGCAACTATGCGAAACGTGCCTCCTGGTCGCCATATATATGACTTGCAATTTATTCTACCTACTGCTTCAGGTGTAGACACGCATACCACAGTATTGCGGGGGTCATTTACTATCAATGAAGACGTAACTAAAGCTACTAGTATTGCAAGAAGATGAGCGTATCTGTAACATCAACAATAGGCAATACTGTTGAGGTTTCTGTTTCTGGTGGAACTAATATAAGTTTTACCCAATCAGTTAGTACTGTATCTGTTGTAAGTCCTGCAGCAAATAGTTTTGTTGTTACATCAAAAGGGCCTAAGGGAGACAAAGGTGATACTGGTGCAACAGGCGCTACTGGAGCACAGGGGCCTGCTGGATCTGATGGCACATCACCAAATGCGTTTACTACTATCTCTGTTGCTGGTCAAGACAATGTTGTAGCAGATGCAACTGATGATACTCTAACTATAGCTGCTGGATCTAATGTTACCGTAACAACTAATGCTTCAAGTGATACTGTAACTATATCGTCGTCAGATACTAATACTCAGTTAAGTACAGAGGAAGTTCAAGATATTGTCGGCGCTATGTTTAGTGGCAATACAGAGACTAGAATTTCTGCTACATACGAGGATAGTGATGGCACCATTGATCTTGCTGTTGACGCCATTCCTGTAGACCTTACGTCTGACGGGGCTGGTACAATTCACGCAAACAATGTTCCTACCCTTAACCAAAACACCAGCGGAACAGCAGCAGGGCTCTCTTCTACTCTGGCAGTAAGTAGTGGCGGTACAGGAGCTACCTCTCTGACATCAAATGCACTTCTTACAGGTAACGGAACTTCTGCTGTTCAGGCTGAGTCTGATCTGACTTATGATGCAAGTACCGATACGCTTCAGTTAACAAGCTCATCAGGAGGTTTTCCAAGAATTGAGCTGAAGTCTGAAGCAAATACTGCATCTGGTCAAAGACTTGTTTTTATCAAAGATAGAGGCACTGCTCCATCAAATGAAGATACTGTAGGTATCATAAGGTTTGAGGCTGAAGACTCTAATCAAAACTCACAGGCTTACGGTCAGATATTTTGCAAAATAAATGAAGCAACTGATGGGTCAGAAGAAGGTAGATTACATTTTCAAGTAGCAAGTCATGATGGTGAATTGCAAGCTGGAATAATTCTTACTAGCGGCTCTGCTGAAGATGAGGTAGATGTTACGCTTGGCAATCAGATAACATCTACGGTTACTGTGACTGGTGGACTTGAGGCTAATTCTGTCGGCGCTAACTCATATAAAATCGGAGCACATACCATAAACGATGTAGACTTAGCTGGTGAATTTGTAGACTCTGATGAGCACCTGATGACATCAGCAGCCATCAATGATCGTATTGCGGCAGTTGGTGGTTCTGATGGCTGGCATGGTTCAACGACAAGAGTTAAGCTTCTGCCAAGAGACTTTATTGCTGATGATGGTGGTAGGCCCCTTAGTATAGATGACACTGGCGCTGGTCTTGACGTCTTTTTCTTAGAATCATTTTCTTCTAACACTACATACGCCTCTATAGAAATACCAACAGGATTTAAGGCAACACATGTTAAAGTAAATGGTTCTGCTACAGATGCTATTGAAGTCTTTGAGATGCAAATTAACTCTAGCTCAGGGGTAAGCAAGGGTACGGGTAATGTAGGTACAGAGATTAATATAACAGATGTTACCAGCAGTACAACCAATTACTTGCTGATAAATGTAGACAATGCCTCTGGCAACGAGATTTACGGTGGTTACGTAACAATAGCAGCAGTATAAGATGTCACTAAACACAAGAAAGCACGAGCGAATACACGACAAAACTGGGGATGACTTGGCACGCATCAAGGCAAACTTTGACAACGGCAAACACCTTGACGTTTTGGACTTTGGTCCAGAGGCCGCAATTATCTACCAGATACAGAAGATGCAAGAGGAGCTGGATTACCTCAGAACTGAGATTGCATTAAACAAGGCCAAAACTGGGATTACATCTAGTCAGGCAAGTGCCATCACAGCTAACACAGCTAAAACGAGCATGACCTTGGGAACAACTTTTAAAACAGCCTTGGCTGGGAATACCAAACTTGTGGGCATTGGATCAAACACCACACTGTCTTTTGGAGACGTATTTCAAGCTAGCAAGGGAGGCCCCTTTCAGATAACGATGACTGCTACTACAGGCCTCAACACAAAGTCGATCACTTTTACTCTTACGTAATTACTATATTTGCATTATGGCTCGAGTTGTCAAATACAAAAAAGGAGGCAAGCTTTCTATTAGTAGCAAGAAGGTATCGGTAGATCCGCCTTCAGGGTATCACTGGATGGAGGAGCAGGGTCGCTACTATCTGATGAAAGGCGACTATGCCCCACACCCTGGGGCTGTAAAGAAAGCGAAGTTTAAACTTGCTAATCACCCTAAATCGTAATGGCAAAGAGTGCAGCACAGCAAGCAGCTATTGCTATCTCCATGAAAAAGGCTGGGAAGAAACCTAAGTCTGCGGCTAAGGGGATGAAGTTTAATCCTAAGTATACTCGTGGCAGTGCTAATGTGGGCAAGAGAAAGCAGCTGATGAAACAGATCTCTGATATCTATAAGAAGTACAGAGGCACTAAGGCCAAGAGAAAGAAGAAGGGATTCCCACCTGCTGTAGAGGCTAGACTAAAAAGACTTATGGCACAAAGAGATAAGCTATGATTGTACTTAAAAAAGGCGGTAAGTCTAAGAAGAAGAAAAAAAAGAAGGGTAAGAGCTTTGCTAATTTAAGTGCAGCTCAAAAACAAGTCTATCGTAGAGGCCTTGCTGCTTACATGAGTTCAGGAAATAGACCTAAAGTATCTCAGCATGCATGGGCTATGGCTCGCGTAAAGTCTGACTTTGGCAAACGAGAAGCTGCTAAGATTAGAGCAGGAAAAGGTAAGAAAAAGAAGAAGTAAATAATAAGTATATTTGTGGAAATAACTATCCATTATGGCAACAACAACTGCAACATTGACATTATCTAGCGCGGACCTTACAGGTGATGCGCTTTCGTTGTCCACTACGGCAACACTCACCAAGGCTGGTACAGTAACTGGATTAGATCAATTTACTGGAGTAGCTAGACAGACCTTTACTCAAAACACTATATTGACATTGATTGACAAAAGTCTCTACGATGCTGATGGTGCTCACAAGGTCTACATCAAAAACACTAGCACTACAGCTACAGAGAATATTATTGTGACTATTGAAGCTCAATCTCTTGGAAGGCTTTATGCTGGCGATTGGGTGCTGTTGCCCTTCAATGGTGAGCAAGACATTAAGATTACTCCAAGCGTAAATACTGCAATGACTATTG